TCTTTAGATCATCGGGCGCATAGTTTCTCCGTATAGAGAGAACTAATCGGCTACCTTCTTCTACAGTTACTATGTAGGGTAATTTTATTCCTGTTGGTTGACCGTCACCGTCAACATCTTCAAAACCTTCTAAATCTAAATTAACATGACACTCTAACAAAGTGTACATAGTTTCTTGTTTACCAGTTTTTTTCGTACCGTCTAATTCTCGTTCTTTTTTCTCAACATCATTTTGTTCGACGTTGCCTGGCGGTGCTAGTTCTACATCTCTATAGAAACCTGAAACTTGTTGTTTTCTTAATTCATTCTCTGACATTTTAACAACATGTATTACAGCTTCTGCGTCATCTAAACTTGTTGCAGTGTATGGTACGACTAGTTCGTCTGCAGGTACAAATTTAGATACTACTCTACCTAACGGTACATCGTAATAAACTTTTTTAAATGTAGATCCAGCTAACGGTAAATGAAATAACATTGAATCAAATTCTTCTTCATATTCTTTCATTTGATCCATAATTAAATAATTCATGTAATCTTTTACACGACCAGCTTGTTGTTCTGTGGCAGGATTTTTAATACCTATAATCTGTGTTCTTACAGGGCCATCACTTGGCAATAATTCTTTATAAGCTTGTGCTTGAAACTGTGTTACTGATTCTGCAAGAACTGGGTGTGTTGCACCACTAGCCCCTTGAAAAGGTTCTGTTCTGTTTTCGTATTTAAATCCTAAAAGATCTAAACCTGATTTATAAGATTGCTCCCAATCTTTTCTTGATGCTTTATAGTCCATATAGTTGTTAACCATGTCGCCACCAATTGGATCTATAACATCATCTGGTAAAATATCTGCTAAGTTATCAAAGTGATTTTCTGTTCCCGGTATATTTATAGCTCCCGGTTCAAAGTCTATCGTTGCGCCGCCGTCTTCTTCTGGTGTAACCTCTATCGGTCCTTTTTCTACTTCTTCCTCTTCAACTTGTACTTTTTCTACTTCTTCCTCTGTGGGAATGTCTATTTCAGTACGAGTGTTACTAGGGAGTCCTTTATCTATATCTGCCATTTATTACTCCTTTATCTTCTTAACATTATTATAATCAATAGGCAACCCATCTGGTGTAGGTCCTGCTTCTGGTGCTGGACCTTCCTCTACGCCTGCTTCTTTAGCTATTCCACCGCCTGCAAGCTCTAATTCTCTTGTAGGATCAGGAAATAATGTGTCCATAATTACTCTTTTTAAATTTGATCTTTTTGTTGCTCTTTCTAAATTCTTTTTAGCTTCTTTATCTTTAACTCTTTTCTTACCTTTTTCGAAAAGTTCTTTTGCATCTTCTAATTTTAAATCTGTTTGTATTCTAGGCTGAGCAAAATCGCTGTCTAATCCAGAAAAGTCTTCTGCTATTTGAGTATCCATCTCATCTTGTTTAACAACACTTCTTGCTTCTCTTTCTTCTGGATCGAGTGATAAAACTCTTTTTGTTTCACCAATTAAATCTGTTCCAATAAAACCTTGTTCTAACGCTTCTAATACTGGTTTACCTTCTTCGTATGCTTTGTATGTATCGTATGCAATAACAGGCGTAAAAGCTAAACCTAAAAGTTTACCACCAGCTTTTAAATAATTTTTTTTCATTAAATCATCTGGAATAGTTCTAGCCATATCAAAAAGATCTTGTAACAAAGGCACTCTTGCATTTAATTGTGATGCAAAACTTACACCTTTTATTTTTGATAAAGCTTGAAGGTCTATATTCTTTTTGCCTAACGCTAATAATTCATCAGCTTGTTCTCTTGTAATTTGAGATAAGTCTAAATTACCTAGTTCGTCTGCAAAACTCATACCTTTTCTAAGATCAAAACCTTTCGATTTAGTTGTTACGTTTCCTTTAGCATCAATGTCTGCTAGTTCAAAATCTACAAGGCCGGCTATTGGCCCTTTAACACTATTTTTTAATCTTGTTTGTTTGGCATTAGTCTCATCTATAATTGTTTTTCTTTCGGACAAAGTTAAGTTAGGATTTTTTAACAAGTTATCTCTGTTAGTTATAATAGCATTACGTGCAGCTTCTATTTTCATCAAAGGCTCAGATCTATTTAAAGATGCAGGTATTAAAGAAAATCTATTTAACGCTTGTGATTTAAATTTAGGTTGACTGTGATGAATAACTAAATCTTTTGATAGGTTTGGATATTTTTTAGTTTTGTAATTACTTAGATTATAATAAATACGATAAGGATCTTGTTTCTTATACAATGCAGCTTTATCTCTTCTATCAGCTAATTCTTGCTCTGGAGCTTTTGGTTGTTTTACTTTTCCATATTCCTTACTAGATTTTATTTTATTAATTTCTTTTTGTAATTCTAATAAGCTTGACTCTGTGGCCGTGAACTGTTTGTTTTTATAAAACGTTTTTTGTAGATTCTTATCTGTTATTTTTAATCTAAAAAATTTATTACCTGCTGTATTAGTTTCAGGTATTATTCTAACACCTCTGATACCTAGGTCTCTTGCCCTCTTGATTAAATCTTCACTAACTTCTGAAACAACGCCTGCTTTTTCTCCCCTTACAGTTCTAGATTTTTCAGCCGCTAGTTTAGCTGCTTCTAGTTTACTTAATGGTTTTGCATAATCTTTTCCTTCGACTAAATAAGATTTAATTGTTTTAGACGCTCTACCTGTGCCTTGTATTATTTCATTCTGTGTAGGTATTCTTCCATTCTTAGCAAGAAAATCTTGTACAAACTTTTTTAGTTCGTCTGCAATACCGCCTCTATTAAGTTGCATTCTTAAAGGAGGTAGTAATCCCTTTTCTCTTAAATCTTTGTCAGGATCTGTTGCTTTTAATTTTTCTAAAATATCTGCTTCTTTATCCTGTTTTACAAAAGCACGAAACGCTCCACGAGAGGGACCTATATTTTCGACAAGATAATTCTGCATGTCGTTAAATTTTTTTAGTTCCATTATTCTCCTAACATGTAAGCTAGGCCACCGGCAGCTTTTTTAATTGGTGGGGACTTTTTAGAAACTTCTTCTATAATTTCATCCATACTATCAAGACCACCTTCTACATCTTTCATTTTACCTTCCGCGTCTGGTTTGATAGTTAATTCTTCGTATTCATCTGGTGGCACTCTGCCTTTTGTAGTTTCGTCAGCTTGACCTTTTTTAAGAACCAGATATTCTTCTGACATGGTTCCTTCCACATCTCCTACTACTCCCTCTTTTGTTTTTTTAACAGTTATGTCACCTGAAGTCATATCTTCTTCTAAAGTATAGTTTTTATATTTTTTAGAAGTTACTCTTTCCGCGCTCCCAGTAATATCATCTCCAAACATTTTTATTTTAGCTACAAGATCATAAAAATATTTTGGAGCAGCTTGTGCAACTTCTACTGCTTTTTCTGCAACTATAGGAGCAGCTTTTTTAACGCCTGTAAAATATTTACCAAGAACAGGTAAGGTTGCAAGTCCACCCATAATTTTCATAAACGTTCTTCTATCCATACTACCTTTTTTCAAACCTATACGACCACCTTCTTTTGCTTGTTGATAAAATTGCTCTATATCTTCAATAGTTGCTGGAGCATCAGGATCGTTAAACTTTTCTATATTTTTTAATATCTCTTGATTAGAAATACCCATTATGTCTTTTAAATTTTTTTGTGGTCCTTTTAACATTTTTTTCTGCATGTCAGTTAATTCTGCTAACATCATGTTATCATCTTCTTCATTTTCTAACATCACTTGATCGTCTAATAATTTTTTCTTACCATATTGTAATAAAAGTTGTTTACCTATGCCCGGAAAATTACCTATTGCTAAATTTCTTAGATAATTAAATTCTTGACCAGCATCAAATAATTTTTCTATTCCAGATTTTTGTGGTTTTTTAGATCTGTCTACAATATTTCTTTGATTAATAGTCTGCTCGAATGATGATCTATCATCGGGTCCATCTGGTCCTTTGTCTCTGCTTGTTGTAACATTGCCACTCGGAGAAACATTTACACTTCTAGCTGTAGCTGCTCTTGTAGGTGTAGACACTGTTCCCATGTCAGCACCACCTTTAAAACCTATACGTCCGCCGTTAGCTTTTTTATCTATAGGTAGATCTTCAATAATTTTTTTAATCTCATCTACAGTCTCATCACCTTGTAATGTAATTCCATATTTTTGTTCTATTTGTTTTTGAAAACTTTCGGGGACAGCTCTTGGTTTCATGTCTGTTGCTTTCATGATTCCTGATTTAAGAGCGTTTCCTTCTTGTGTGCCACCCATTATAACTTCATCTGGGTTAAGAGTTCTACCCTCCATGTCGACAACTTTTTGTTGTTCTTTAAATTTACTAACTGCTTCTTGTTGAATTTTTATTTTTTCAAGGCCGTCTGGTTTTCTACCAGTTGCTTTCATGAAACCTCTTGTTAATTGAGTGATCATTTCAGCTATTGTCATTCCAAACTTAATCATTAATAATATACTCTTCTAGGTTTCTCTGCCTTTTCATCTACGTAATCTTCAGGATGATCGATCAGACCGCCCTGTCTGAATCGCATAATCGCTTGTGTCGTAGAATCCACAAGGTCATCATGATCGCCGTAAGGGAACGCCGCGCATTCCTCAATGACTTCCTCAGCAAATTTTTGCTCAGGAGCCCATATCATACCAGATTCGAACAAAGGTGCAACTGCATTTACACGAGCGTGCTTGTCGTTTCCTTTTGACGGTGTGAAATTCACAACAGGTATATCCATTTTTCTTAACTCGAACGTTAATGGCAATCCACTAGCTTTTGCCTCAACTATAACAGATTCAGGCTTCCAGTAATCATATTGTTCAAGGGCCAGTCTCCTTAATTCAGGAAACTCGTATCTACCTTTAACAGCATCTAATAATATTAAATTAGCTCCTTCGTCTTCGCTTGGATAAAATACGCCCCAAGTAGTAATAGCTGAATAGTCCGCTGTTTCTTTTTTAAGAAACGCTGTATCGTAAGATTGTATGACGTGAGATAACTGAGGTATATCTTCTGATGTATAAGTTCTCCACCACTCTCGTTTTAATATGGCTCCTTCTTCTGCTGTGGGATTTTGCATCCACTGCGCATTCCATTTAGCAACGGGTAATGTTGCTTGAACTTTTTCTAATTCGTCTAGCTTCCAATACTCTGGCCAAACAGGCTTGGGCCGTGATCCATGGTCCAAGATTGCTGGAAATTCGACCACGTGCCATTGATCAGCTTTAGGTTCACTTTGGTTTTTAATTAACATTCCTGTCAGATCTTTTGTAGACCAACGTGTCATAACCATAATTATTTTACCACCAGGCTGTAAACGTTGACGAGGACCTGATGTATACCATTCATAAGCTGACTCTAATGCAGTCTTGGACATTGCATCTTGCTCAGAGTGTGGGTCATCAATAATCAAGAGGTCCGCACCACGGCCCGTGATTGCACCACCAACACCAGCTGCAAAATATTCTCCACCATCAGATGTCTCCCAACGTCCTGCTGCTTTACTATCTTCTTGTAGTCTTGTTTTAAAAATTTTTGTAAAATTTTCTGAGTCGATAAGATTCTTTGCTTTACGGCCAAACCTTATTGCAAGTTCTGCTGTGTGGGTTGCTTGAATAATCTTGAGCTTAGGATCCCTGCCCACCATCCAAGCCGGAAGTAAGTATGAGGCAAACTCCGACTTAGTGTGTCTGGGAGGCATGTTAATAATTAGCCGGTTTATTTCACCTGTAGCTAATTTATTAAACTTATCTGCGATGTGTCTGTGATGGGACCCCTCTACAAAATCTGGCCACACACATTTTACAAAAGATAAAAAATCTGTTTTAGCTTTATTCTGTATTTTTTTTTCAGCGTGTAGTACTCGAAGTTGTTTAAAAGTTTTTCTAACGTCTGCAGGTAGTTTACTTATGTCTATATTATTTAAATTCATAAAAATTTTTTAAAAAATTTTTTTCGCACTCT